AGGGAATCTGAATGTGGATGCCGGATGCGGAGAGGTTCTTGTTGGACTGGAAGGTCGGGTTGTCCTTCTCGAGTACATAGATCTCTACATCGTCTTTCAAGTCCACGAGCTTTCGCACTTCCTCCATGTACGCCTTCACGAAGGCTACAGTTTGTGCTTGGGTATGCTTGTGCTCTTCGACGATTCCCTCGTACTTGAAGTCCAAATCCACACGAAGCTCTCCAATGGGAGTGCAGCGCTCGGTGTAATACATCGGCACACCGTTCAGGATGTTCGCATAGTAGAGTTTGTAGAACTCGTTTAGGGCATCTGAATCGTTGACTAGCCAATGGTCGTATCCGTCCATTGTGTTGAAGGTATAAGGTTGTCCTTTCTCTGTCTTCCGTCCTGCCCTGTCTTGATCAGACTTTCCATTAGGATTTCCACCTAGAAAGAAGTCAAGTTTAGTAGGCATTGCTGTGTTAGTAGCTCCGAGAAGAATGCGGTGCACCATTCGTTTTGAACGCATGTTTCCAGATTTCAAAAGGAATCTACACCGTTCTAATAAAACACAATGAAGTTCTGTAAGCAGTGTAACAACTTTCTCTACTCGATTGAGGAGCGAGACAAGACCGCATTTCTTAAGTGCCGTAGCTGTCCTTACGAAGAAGAGATTACAAAGGCAAATCCTGTCGTGTACGAGCACGACCTTCAACAGGATACCTCGGTTCAGTATTCAATTAATCCGTATCTAAAATATGACCCAACTCTCCCTCGCTTTACAACGATGATTTGCCCCAATGACACTTGCTCGACCCGCGGCAGTGACTCGCAGATTGTCGGCATCAAGTTGGACCCTGTGAATGTTCGATGGTTGTATCAATGTGCAGTCTGCAATACCACTTGGAAACAGCTTGCACGAGGTTAAGACCAGCCCGCATTCTGTGGGATACGATGATAGGTTCCAACTACATTGTTCGCAGGTAAGCCACCGAGTTGTTGACTCTTGGATGAAGTCGTCGACGTGATACTGCTACCCGAAGACCAGGAGACGGTCGACAAGTTTTTTGGGTTGTTGGTTCGCTCGGGCTGTCGGGCACGCACATAGTTCAATCCGGTGATGACGGTCTCTTGAGGATTGACGACATACGCGGCTTGACTCGTTCTGACCATAGAGTTGATGACATTCATGGTGGGTGCCACTTGGTCGACGGTCTGGATTGCACGAGGAGCGTTTCCAGAGGTATAGGCAACTGCGGCTGTCTTGTATTTCAAGTAGTTGGTGTAGTCCGACGCAGAGAGAGTTGGCATTTGTGAGTATGCCTGTAAATTAAGTAATGGTCAGTGGATTGGAATAATATTGTCCAGCAACAATGATATTTCCAGTTGAATCGGTACTAACGGAGTTGGTAAACTGAGTATACTCACCTCCACTTCCACCAATTCGCTTAGCCCATTGAGGTATTCCACTTGAGTTGTATTTTACGATAAATATATCATCGTCTGCGTTGGTCAAGGTAAATTCAGGCGTTTCATTGGTACCGTAGATAGTCAATTCGGTGGAATTATAGAATCCAGTCACAATAATATTTCCAGTTGAATCGGTAACGACTGAGACCCCATATTCACGCCCAATTCCACCGATTCGCCTAGCCCATTGAGGTGTTCCACTTGAGTTGTATTTGACTACAAATGTATCACTTAGTGTGTTTGCGTTGGCCAATGTGGCGAACGAAGCGCTTGAACCGAAAATACTCACTGGATTACTTTGATAGTTTCCAATGACAACAATATTTCCATTTGAATCGATAGCGACGGAGTTGACTTGATCACTTCCAGTTCCAGCGATTTGCCTAGCCCATTGAGGTTCCCCACTTGAATTGTATTGTGTGATGAAAGCATCATTGCCTCCTATGTTGTTCAATGACAACGAGCTGCTCGAACCTGAGATAGTAATTGTGGAAGAACTAAATAATCCAGCAACAACAATATTTCCAGTTGAGTCGGTAGCTATTGCGCGTACATCACTCGGTGTGATTCGTCTAACCCATTGAGGGGTTCCACTTGAATTGTATTTTACGATGAATACATCAATACCTCCTGCATTGGCCAATGTGGCGAACGAAGCGCTTGAACCGAATATACTCACTGGATTATTTTGATATGTTCCAGCGACAACAATGTTTCCATCTGAATCAGTAGCAAGTGAATAGAGAAATTCATTTCCAGTTCCAGCAATTTGCCTAGCCCATTGAGGTTCCCCACTTGAATTGTATTTGACTACAAATCCATCGCTACCTCCTGCAATGGTGAATGTGGCGAACGTGGTCGTTCCATCTGTATTATAAATGATACCTGTACTAGAAGTAAAGTATCCAGCAACAATGATATTTCCATCTGAATCGCTAGCGACTCCATAGTTAATCTCAGTTCCAGTTCCACCGATTTTCCTAGCCCACAATGGTGTTCCGGCTGAATTGTATTTGACTACAAATGCATCGCTAGCTCCCGCGTTGGCCAAGCTGATTTCTGCAGCCGGAGCCGAAGCCGCAGGCACAAGTGCAACCCTAGGTTGAATTAAGCTAAACCGCGAACCTCTAATAAGGGCAGCCACACTCGAAACGTTCACAAACGCAACCGAGCCTTTCGAAGGAGGACGGTAACCCTGTGGATTGGTCACCGCAGCTCCTGCATTGGCTAATGCTTTGACAACCGTCGTATAATCAGACGGAGACGGACGCAGGAGAGGCATTTATGTAAAACGGAAGATTTTCACACAAAACAACCTGATGAATAACAATGGACCATCCTGAAGTAAAGCCAGTCTTTCGAACGCAAGTCATGGACGCCTTGAAGGAACCCCGCAAAACCCGTGAATACTTTACGAAATATGAATACACGACCTTACTAGCGACACGCGCAGAACAGATTGCCCAAGGAGCGAAACCGCTGGTGAGTCTAGAAGGACTCAAAACAAGCGACCCGATGTTTGTATGGAATGTTGCGAAACGAGAGATTGAACAGAGAAAGCTACCCTTCTTGATTCGTCGTCAGATGCCCAACGACACTGCAGAATATTGGTCAGCGCAAGAGTTGGAAGTCATCTGGTAATTAACGACCTGACATTCGTTCGAGTGTCTCTTCGGAAGGAGGGTACATCAACAGAGGTGGCTGGGATGCAACGGGTCCATAGAAACGCGGTGGTTCATGTGTAATCAGCTTCATGGCCATTGAAATATCGACGCTGTTCTCGGGAAGGAATCGCTTTTTCTCGTTGGCCGAATCACGTTGGATTCGTGCGGGAAGGTCCACGACACCTGGGAAGACCTGCTGCTGGACGCCTAACATTGTAAACGAAAGAATCAGTAGAATGACGATGACGCCTACGACAAGGACACGAGTTTTCATTATTTCTTCGGTAGACAAGAAAAACGGAAGTAGAAAAGGATAACAAGAGAGAGTATGGACTTCCCAATACCCATTCGTTGTTATACCTGTAATCTGCCTATTGCAGGCAAGTGGAAACGATATCTAGCATTGGTGAAGGGGAATCGTGTTGAAGATGGACGGTCTGAAAGGGACGAGTTGGTGTATCTCACCTCAACCACTCAAAAAACGGCAGAGGGGCGTGCTATGGACAATCTTGGATTGACGCGGGAGTGTTGTCGCAGGCATTTCTTGACGCACCCGGGGGTTTAAGAAGAGTTTAATTGTGCATTCATGACACCGAGTTGACCGCGACAGCTCATAGCAGTCCTTCTCACAGCAATAGTGAATGTTCGGAATCCGTATCCGTAACACCTCCATTCCTTTTTACTTCACAGTAAAGAGTAAATGTCTTCCTATAGTGAATACCTAGGACGAATGCAACAACGTCTTCCGAGCATTCAAGATACGCGCCCTCATCGCGACGCAGGACACCAAACGGAAATCGTCAAACGATTAGCCGCATCCGGTGTTCAAGACAGCAAAACCCCTGCGTCTTCGTGTGTCCTTGTGTTGGATGGACCTACCACCCGCGTAAACTCACGCTACGCCAAGGCACACACGGTCCAAGACCAGTCTACTTACAACGAATTCACTGCGGGTCAGGCAGTCGCCCAATCTCAATTACCTCGCAATGCAAAAGCCTCTCAAATTACCCCTGTCTGTTACTCGTCTACGACCATACCCGAATACAATGACTTGCTTGCGACAGACACTCAAGCTGCACTCAAACAAGACGCAAAGAACGCCTATCAACGTGGATACTCCACTGCAGCTTGTTGCCAAGTCTGTGGTAAGCCACCTATGCTTTCGAGAGGATGTGCATGTTCCTTGACGGTCGCACAACAAAACTCTTTGAAGGACAAGGTGGGCACTCGCGTAAGTATTTACTGAACTTCCTCGTAGAACAATAATGTTGGAGGTCTATACCTTCAAGATGGAACGGCCACTTCATTGGATTGACTTGTCCATGACTCCACTGGACGAGTTAGCACAAACGGTTGAAGACATTTGTGCGCATCAAACCGACGTTCGCTTATGGTTTGGATATCTCGATGGATGGATGTTAACGCCGCACGAAGAAGTGATTCTACGCAAAGCACTGCGTAAGTTCACCTGTGGACTGGTGACAGCGTTTCCTCTTTCGTTGTCGCATGCCTGGAAAAACGAAATCAATACCCTCTACACAGAAAGACCCCATGGATTCACCGACACTCACCACGATGGTCGTATTGTACACGATGGGAGTCAAGTTGAACACCGACATTTTGGTTCATGAACTTCCGCTGACAGACCGTATTATCAAAATTGAAAAACAAGGCGTTCTTCGTCGTGGAGAGTCTCGCAAGGACCGTATTCGTCATCGCAAGACCACTGCACAGCCCCGAAGGACGACAGGATTCGGACACAATAGTATTACCTTGGTCGTCATGTCTTCAGGTGACGGAACCTTACTGGACAAAGAAATCACGATCAAAATCTTCCAGAATGGTGTGTTTCATATCACCGGTGTCTTGGATGAACGATACGACCGAGATGTCACGACACGATTGCGTGACCACATTACCACGAGTTGTCCTCACGCGGTCATCGAAGGCACATGGACCCCCGACCAGCGTCGTGTCGTGTTGATGAA